CGCCCATCATCTGCATTTCCTGCATCGGATCGGGCTGCGGAGGCTGCTGTTGCTGGTTGGGATCTTCCGGATCTACCAGCAAATTCGGCGGCACCATGTTCTTCAGGCGCTTGGCGATCTCGTCTGCACCCGCCCAATCCGAGTTCTTTACGACCAGATCGGCGATCGCCGGCGCTGCATCCGGGTAAGCCTGCAGGAACTGCATCATCGCTTCTGCGGCTTCCATCCGCTTCGTCGAGTAGCTCGGGCCGATCGAAACACGAACGTCGAACCTGCCAGCAGACAGATCGTTGATCATCACCGGCATGCCGTCCATGCCATAGAGCACCTGGTTGATGGTGGCCGGTTCTTCCGTTCCGTCCTCGCCCATCAAGCGGATGACGCGCTCGTTGTCGTAGATCTTCGGGATCAGGTCGATCAGAACGCGCCCGGTGTGCTCAAGAGCGCGCTCTAGGTTGTCGGCATAGTGAAAGTTGGCGACATCGCCCTCTTGCTTCCGCTCTCGGATGGCTTTGCCGCTGGTTTCGTTCGAACGAGCGCCCAGTGCGGCATCGTAAATGCCGGTCGTCCCCTTCATATCCTCGGAAGCAATCTGGGCTTCCTGCATCAGTGCGGCCGGCATCTCGGGCGGATGCTCGCGCTTGGGTGGACCAGGTATGGCCGGGTCGTTGTCATAGACCAAATACGGGCGCTGCGTGGTGTTTTGCGTGTCCCACATGCCCTTGTGGCGCTTGATCTGCTCTGGCGTGACCAGATACGGCGCCTTCGGAGCCAGCGCGATCGCTTCGGCCGTGGCCGTGCGATAGAAGTTGTAGAGCTGCTGCGGATCACGAGCGTGCCGGATCAGGCCGCCGCGCCACGTGATGTTCTCCAGCGGGATTTCATCACCAACGGCTGGAATGATCGGGATGTATTTTCCCAGCCATTTCGTCGTGTCGGTCAGAATGTCGGCGCCAGAGCACAGGAACTGCTCAACACGATAGGCGTCAACCTCGCGCTCTCGAGTGAGCGGCGGCAAGAACGGCATCATGTCCGGTTTGATGTCGGTCAGATCGATGGTCTGACCGTCCTGCGTCATGCCGATCTTCTTCTTGTACGGCACCTTTTGCCAGAACTCGGCAACACGGACGAAATCACCGCTGGCCCAGAAAGTCGTCGAATACGACGCGCTCTCGCCGGGCACATCCATGCTTTCGGTCGATGCCTTCGGATACTTCGCTTCGAAGGCCTTCTTGGGGATCAGCTCCGTGACGGCGATCCACATCGCGTCCGAACGATCGACTTCAACCGAGCCCGGATCCCAATAGACCGACATCGGCTGCTTGATCAGCTTGATCTTCAGCTCCTGATCCCAGGACATGTCATCGGCGTACTGGGAGACGATCCGCCACCAGCCAATGCCACATGAGACCTGATGCGCTGCCGCAGAGCTGTAAACGTGCGGCGCGCTCGAGTGATATTGGATTTGTCGCAGTAGGCCGTTGTAGATCTTGGCGAGCTGAACGTCCGCGTTGTCGTCGACCGGTGACGCCTTGATCGCCAAATCAGCCTGCCGAATATCGTTCGTGACCTGATGCACGAACTGCGGCAGGCGGTTGATGGTAAGCATCGGCCGGCCTTCGGCCTCACGCTGGCGACGGACCGATTCAGGCCACTGATTGCCAGCGAGGAAATCGAGATCCTTGGCGGCTTCCCGGCGATTGTCGCGGTCGTATTCCCAAGCATCCTGAATAGCCTCACGGACCATCCGGACGTTGGATTCGGCAGCGCTGCGGCGTGCCATCAGGCGGCCAACCATCCGCCGGCGCCCGGTGCGCCTGGCTTCCAGTCCCAACTGCCGTGCGTTTCGACCTCCGCATAGCGGAGCATCATCAGCCCTATTCTGCTCGCGCTCATAAGGTCGTCCCGTTCCTTCACGATCTTGCCTTCAACCCGGTGATAGAGCCGGAATTCCTCGAACCATTCCCCGAGGTTGGAGAACACCTTGAACCGGCCGGTCTGCATCCGCTCCAGCATGTCCATGATGCCGGCCTCGACGCCAAACCCGCCCTCTTTGTGCGTTGCGTGCTCGTGCAGCATCTTGAGGCCCTGCTTGCGATAAAGCTCCGAGAGCTGATCGCCGGAGCCTTTGTCATGCTGATAACCGTCATGCGGCCAGGCGCATGGTATCCAGTCGCCCCAGGGCTTGACCGATGCCGAGTGAATGACCGGCGTTGCTTCTTTCTGCCGATACGCCTTGCAGATGTAGACGCAGTCAGCATCACGATCCCAGGCGATGTTGATCGCCGCGAACGGGTGATCCCAGCCGAAGTCAAGACCGTTGATCTGTGCCCAGTGCTTCGGGATCGTCAGAGGGTCGATCTTGATCAGATCCTCTGCGATCGGGAACACGCGGCCAGAGCCCATCGTTGGGATGCCCTTGGCGCGTGCGTCACGCTCGTGCGCCGGGTAACTGGCGATGATCCTCGCCTTGTCCTCTGCCGTGTAATGATCGACGTCATCGATCGTCATGGAGACGACGACGCGGCTCATTTCAGGCTAGCACCTCTGCAACGGCACGCTCTATGAGCGCGTCTCTTTCTTGCCCCGCCATAGCAGCCAACATCGCGATATCACCAAGTCTCTCACGCACCTGATCAACAAGGGATGTATCTGCGCCAAGTGCTGCCAATGCGTCCGCAATGTTCTCAGCCAAGATAGACTCGAGCAGGCTGCTTGCGGTCATGGTGTTCTGTTCTCCAACAAAAACAAGCTGACGACCTCCGACATTCCAAGCAAGGGCGTGAACGTGATGATCGAGAACTGCTTGCGCTGGCCGTTGTTCGTGCGGGTCAGGCCTTCGGTGTAGATATCGAGCGGGGGCTCTTCGTCGAACCAAACCCCGTCAATCGTCGGCCCCTGCCATTTCTCACGGCCTTTCTCGTAGGCCTTGAAGTAAACGATGCTCTCGCCCTGCTGAACGTCGCCGCCACCGCCCCACTTGATGACGTAGTTGTCCAACAGGTTCGGCACGCCCATTGCCCGGTCGTAGTCGACCAGGGCGTCTTTCGGGACCATGCCGGTTCCCCACTCCTCCTCTTTCGGAGGATTTCCGATCAGGATGCGCTGCGGGTTGTCCCGCGTGCTTTCGCCCGTCACGCCCGAAGCCCACATGATCACGGGCTTGTCGAATGTCTGGCCGTCCCACCAGTCCGGATATCGTCCGGTGAGGTGCATCGCCCATTCAGCACCGCCAGCGATTGTCTTGCCGAGCTGGTTGCCGGCCATGAACAGGCGCTCATGATGAACCTTGCCGAGCGCGTGGAATTCCCGCTGTTTGCCGTAAGGCGCGTAATGCTGAAGACGATTAGTGTTTCGTCTCCGCTGCGCCTCCGCTTGCATCCTCTTGAGCAGCAAGGATGGACTGGAGGGCAGCGATACCTGCTGCAAGCTCATCGTCACTCAGTTCCTCGACCGCGTTGGTCGTGACATTCAGCTCCTTCGGCAAGATCGACGCGACGACCTTGAGATATTCGTGCGGGCGCTCGTCGCGGACCTTCTCGATAACCTCGACGCCGTGCTTCTCGAAGTCGTCGTGCAACGCAGAGAGAAAAGCCTCGCCGAGCTTATGCCGTGACCCTTTCGCCCGCCCTTTCGGGTTGCCGGACTGGCCCGGCTGGAACGGAATGAGGTTTTGCAAGCTCCTCTGTTTGGTCTCTGTTGTTGCAGAGACAGCTTTCTTGCGGGCGGCCATTGTCTCTCTCACTCAGGCCATGGTGTTGGCTTGGAATCCGAGTTGCTCGGGTCGTTGAGCCACTCCGAGCGCCATTTGTTGTATTCGCGCGCCGATCTTTGCCGTTCCTGTTCGTCGGCGATGAGTTGGCGTCCGCTGAGGGGCCTAATCGCTTCCATTGTCTCACGGAGGCGCGTGTTAGCTTCCGCAATCTTCTGCATGTAGTGCTGGCCGAGAACCTTGCTGGCGGCCTCGGTGATGTCGTCTTTGCTCACGCGCTGCTCGCGCTCGATGGTGTTCATAACCTCGGCGGCGATACGTTCGGCTAGCGTGGTCATTTCCATCTCTCCGGCCAATCTTGGGGCGGCGTCTGTTCGAGGAACTCCGCCAGCGCTTCCATGTAGTCAGGTGACGGACTTTTGCCCCGGGCGATCCGAGAGACCTGATGCTTCGTCAAACCGAGTGCGTCAGCGATGCGCTGCTGCGGTTTGATCAACGCGTGTAATCGTTCGAACCCGGACTTTCCCATGGATCGAATGTAGCAGCAAATAAACATTATCGCAACACTCCCTGTGTAAAACACATAAGGGAGTGGACATTTTGTTTACTCGCTGCTATGTAGAAGCCGGGCCAAGGGAGCGCTGGAACGCTCACCAAGGCCCTAGACCAACCCCAAAGTGCACTTGGAGATAGCCATGACCTCAAAATACTACATCCACTCGGTTCCGTCGACGATCGCTGGCGTTATTGCTGCCGGCGGATCGATTGCCCTGTTGACACGAGATGCCATGTCGAC